AATGCCGCCCCAGCGCGAACCGGTGGCGCGCGAGGTCTCGTCGATGCCGTTGATCCAACCACTGTTGCTGTTGTTCCCGACCGGCAGTTTCTTCGCGTCGGCCGAGAATACACCCTCTTCGTGGATCGGCAAAATCACCGAGGGAAGCAGGGTCGGCTCCAGCAATACCCCGCCGTCCTGCGGGATCGACTCGCTGGCACCCTGGATAGCTTTGGCCTCCTTGGCCTGCAACCCGAGAATGCGCGGATGCACATTACGGCCCAGCGAAGTATAGAAATTTTTGACGGCTTGGCACTGCTCGGCGAGGGTTTTGAATTCGCGATCGCCCTCGTCAAGCGTCACCTGTACAACGTCCGTCTTTTTGATCGGCTCCGGCAGATCGGCAATCGCCTTTTTCGCGCCTGCCTCCGCAGCCTGCGTCACGATATCCTGGAGTTTGTCTTCTGTAATCTCCATTTTTGTAATCTCCTGTTTGGTTTCCGATTTGACAGTTTTGACTTCCTCGGGACCTTCACGCTTGACCTGCGCTGCATCGTCCCGTTGTGGCACGCTGATGGATTTCAGCGAAACTACCATGTTCTTGGGCTCGGCCGGCGTAGGTGTCAGACTGGCATCCGCTCCGAGCGGCCAGCGTTTGACATGCCAGGCTTTGCCAGAGGCAGCCGGTTCGCGATCCACCAAATGCGGAGCTGTACCGCTCGACCATCCCAGCTTCCCGGCCAGGCCTGCGGCGATGATCGCCTCCTCATACTCGTCATGAGCCTTCATAATGATCTCCGCCAATACACCGCGGTCGTCCTTTTTAAGATCGACCTGCCCGAGCAATTCGGTGTATGCAAACGACAGATTATCCGCGTACACCGGCATGCGATGATTAAAATAACCATCCGATTTTTCCGCCGGACCGAAATAGGTTCCCGGAGTGAAATAGTCGCCGGTCAGATCAGTATTATTTTCATCGCCGAAGGTGATCAGATAGCCCGAAAATTTTACCGAACCGTCGTCCAGCTTGATCGCCTTGACCGGCGAACCGAAATAAATCAATTTATCCTCGGCCTCTTGCGGCATGTCGCACAGCGCTCCGTTGGCTACGCTCATGTCATGGATGTCCTGGATACGTTCCTGATCCAGTCGGTTATTACGCGCGCCGCGCTTGACCGATTTGTCCTCCCACATTCCGTTACAGATCACCGCGGCCTGATCCTGCGGTTTACCCTCCTCGATCAGTTTTGGAATGCACACGGCCATGAACTCCTCTTTGCTTCCGTAGTCATTAGGTTCCGGCATGTTGCACCTCACAAAAAAAAACAAAAACACGGCATCCGGCAGCCTTCGCTGCCTGAGACGCCGTGCCGTTTTTGGACTTATCCTGTCCTACACTACGGGACTCTCGTCGAGATATTTGGTTGTCTGGATTATAACACTATTTTCGGCGTCGCGGCAGCACCTTTTTTATCGCCGCGTTCGCCACACGGACAGCACCTTTAAAATTATCAGTGATGACCTTCGATACCTTTTGCCATCCGACAAGCGCCGGCTGTCTGGCCTGACCCTTGTCGTCCATCGTGTAATATGCACCGGGCTCCTTGTTGTAAATCATAAATCCATACCCCTTGCGGGTTGGTGCGGCATACCACCCCCGCTGTACCCTGCCCGTACGATGAGGGACACCCGGGTCTATCCGTCCATCCCGGATAGCCGCCATGACAAACCGGCGTTGTGCGTCGCTGAAAAATGTCTTACCATACGCGGATTTTCTGGAAACATATTTGTAAGACGGATAATGCCGTAAGCCGCGAGATTGATTCCCCAGAATGTAATCGACGAACGCCTTCAGCCCAACGACAAAGCCCCCGCGCACAACGGTTTTCAAGTAACGCTGCACCTGCTTATGATTGCGTATCCTGAATTTGACGTTCATACGGTAATGGCTTCGCCTTCGTCGTTCACCAACACGTGCTGGCACCTGCCGCCCGGGTGACATTCCAGCCCGATCCCGAACGGCGGGACCGCGTCGCGGGCAACGAACCAGGATATCTTGCGCCGCTGACCCTTGTATCGCCGACAATCGTCGCACGATTCCGCGCCATCCTCGCCGTCGAACGTCACCATCTGATCTTTCATCGCTCGCAGCTTGGCCGTGTTGTAGGCGTCGCGCAGACTGTTGGTATACCCATCCGCCCGGGAAACAGCCCAGGTAAAATAATCAAAATCCTCCTCCTTCTTTAACGCCTTCGCCTGCTCAAAAAGCATTTCAATGTGGCCCATTTCGGCATCCATGCGCGCCGACAGCCAGTCCGTAACGTCCTGATCCGGCGGCATCTCCCCGCCTCCATCGACCCAACCCAGGTCGAACGCATCGCCCATTGCCTGCACCATTTCGCGGCGGAACGCGTTACGCGCAGCAACCAGACTCCCGCCCTCGAAGTATCCGACCAGGGCGGTCGTGATCGCGTCATGATACCGCGCATTGATCGCTGTCAGATCGCCTTCGGCCTTTGTGGCCCCGGCCCTCCGTGCCCGCATAAGCAGGTCTGGAGGAACTTCAATACCGTTTCTATCGGCAAACGAAATTGCTTTATTCACGGCCTGCTGCAAATCATCCATTACGCGACTCCAGTGCCCGCACACCCAGCTCAATGCCGCGCAGCAAATCAGTAATTGCCGGCATCGGTTTGATCCGCTGCCGCGCCTGATCAAACGTCATTTCTCCGCACTTGACCGCGCGCACGATTTCATCAGACAGGTCCACTGCATGCCACGTCACCATCTTGCCGGCCTTTTGTACCTTGGCCTCCCATTTATCCAGCTCCACCAGGGCACGTTTATTGACCGGCTTTTCCTCCTCCTCCTGCACAGCTTCCGGCTTGATCCGTTCTTTTTCCTGCATTGCGCGTCTGGCTTCTGCTACGGCTTTTTGTTTTTCGTCTATGCCGGTCGCAATCAAAGCACGTTGCTCTTTAGTCAGATTGTATCCCAGAATTTGCATTGCCAGATCGAGCGCCTGGGGCGGGGAAATTGCGCCGCTGAACACCTGGTATAACTGTGACAGACTGCCCGCTCGTTCAGCCTCGTCCGTCTGGAAAATCTCCAAACGTTCCGGCTCAAATTGAATACGGACCTCAAGCGGCTTGAATACCTGTTCGTTTAGCGCCGACTGAATCAATCGCGCATCCGGCATTATTGTTTGCGTATAAAATTGCCGTTCACGAACCGAGGCAGTGGCATAATTTTCGTCCTCCAATAGGTGACGCGTGCCAAGCGCCTGGTGTATGTCGTAGCGCAAATCGCGGGTAATCGACAGATCGCGCAAGGCATCCAGCCCCTCGCCGATCACCTGAGGCTTGGTGCCGGCCGCGTTGAAAACCTTCCAGCCGAAGCCGCGGACCCCGTTCATAAATTTATTGAACCAGGTCTCCATCCGCTCGACTTCGCCCGGCGGAGGCGCGCCGTCCACCATCAACAGCATCGCCTTGATCGCGCCGCGCAGCATGTAATCCCGCACCCATGCGCTTATCGCGCCCTGGGCCTGAGCGGAAACCAAGGCGGATTGCAGAGGCCAGACCGTGGGAGGCCCCAATTCGACACTCGGATCGATCCCCCACAGATAATGCACCGCCTCCTCGGGAAACTCCTTTTGATCCGTGCCCTGACGCCGGAAAAAAATCTCGCGCTTTTGAGCCCTCTGCGGGTCGAGCGTAACGGAATCGGGCTTCCAGTATTGCAGCGCCCTTGTTTTTCCCGAACGCGCGCCGGCCGCCTTGAACCAATAGCATTGACCGGCAATCACCAGCGACGCCTCAGTCATCCCCAGATAGCGGAATGGCTCAGGCCATATACCGACTTTATTCTCGTAATAGTCGCTGGAATCAATCACCTTGTCGCCTCTGCCGTAGATCGTGAACGGCATATCGGACATGGCCTGCATGCGGGCCTGAACACCGGCGAAGACGGACGGGACCAGACGCGTCGATTTGGCAGCCTTTTCCACCTCAGTATCCGGCACCCACACCCCGGGCGTCTCGTCGGTATACGGATTGATCGATTTGACCCTGTACAAATCCACATACCGGCTGCCGTCTGTCATGATTATTTTTCTGGATTGCATACTGCGCCTCCTAGGACATCCACCAGTTAACACCGCTGGATAGATAATGATCGAGATACTCGTAAGCATCCGTGCCGTGATCGTTTTCCTTCACCGGCTCATCTTTTTCCGGCTTCCAAACACGCGACTCAAAGTCATTGATCGTGCCTGTGCAGGAGGGATCAATCGTGAGCCTTGGCCTGCCGTCCCCCTGCACTTTTAGCCGGTCCTGCACCGACTGGATGCGATCCAGGACACGGCCCTTGGCTGCCTGCGCCGGCACGTTATGATTACGCAAGTCGGCAATCAATCCCGCGGCAGCTTCATCCACTGTTACCAGCGATGCACCGAATTCGCCGAACCACTGTGCCGTTTGCGTCACCACAGTTTCCTGGATCACGCCGGTTTTGTAGAACTCGCGATGGATATGATGACGCTTATCGCTGTCCTCCCCGACCACCAAAATAACCGCCGGGTTGGTATACCCCTCATCCAACGTCAAATACCAGGCCTTGAATTCCTTAGGGTCGCGTTCCATCACGTGCACGTTGGCGTCGAACGTATCGTACACCGCGCCCTCAGCCGTGGCCCAGATGCCCTCGTAGAGCCGCTTGCGCCGGACGCCGGTCAACGAAGACAAGTCCTCCATGGTCCGCTTCCCGTGTTTCGTGAGGTTGCCATTTGCGTCATACAGCGTCGGATTGTCTGTGTGTCGTGTCCGAATCAATTTCAACTTGCCGGCCCTGGCCCTATCCCTGATCCAATGACGGGAACCTCCGGGATTGCAGTCTCCGAGCAGCTGCGTATACGGCATTATCGCACCGCGGCCCGTTGTACGGGTAAGCAGTTTTTCCCAGGCGTCCAGTTTCAACTCCTCCGCCTGGTTGACATAGACAAAATCGCGCTCGGATGACAATATCTTGTCGGGATTGTCCATCCCCCCGATCCAAATCGACGATCCGTTCGAGTACAGATATTTGTCCGGCCGCTCGCCGCCGTACACCTGTACAGGTGCGCCAAGGATCACCCGCGCAAAAGTCTGTAGGACGGACCCGGGCATGGATTTGTACGTATTGCGGACAATCGCACCGTTGAGACCGGGATACTTGATCGCCCAAATATGTACCTTCCAACAGGCCGCCAGTGTCTTGCCGGTCTCGGATGGTCCCTCGGCAATCACCTCGCGGTCCCGGGAATACAGAAAATCAGCACAACCTCCGTACGGGGTATATACGTTTTCCTGCGTCAGACGCTGTTCCAGCACATAGGTCATAATTTGTCTGTGTCTATTCCGATCCGGATGACGATTTCGCCGTCTTCCCCGGAGCCAACGATTGGCTGCGGGACCTTCCCAAAACGGCGCTCCAGGATGTGGATCGGACCGGCAGGTGACTTGGACAAGAGCAGGCGGTTGAGCGCCACGCGCAGCTTGTCCATCTTGTCACCCTTGGCGTCCGCGATCAACTCACCAAATATCTCGTCGATTATCGCGTTCAATTCGCGTTGGTCCTTCGGGATCGGTGGACGGCCTTTGCGGTTGATGTTCTGCGGGTTAACGTCAAAGCCCTTGCCCGTCGCCCCGCCGCGCTTCTTGGGTTGTTTACCCGTTGCATTACTACTTGTTTTCGGCATTCATCTATCCGTTCCAAATCTTTACAGCCTCGTCCCGCGATAAAGCCGGGCCGATATATTCAAAAGTGCCTCTTATTCTTTCAGAAAATGAAAATCGCCGAGTGCCAAACCCGACAAATGACATGTCTTTCGGCATAGCTTGGATTGTATTATTTGGCTTGGCAATCATGCGCCAATTATTCGATCTTGCCCTTGTTTTAATCATGGCCGGGTGGGAAGTTTGAGAAATAAACGAATATCCAAGACCCCGACAAACCGAACCGATATATGCGCTCATTGCATTTCCAATGCCCACACCCTGAAAATCGGGCAAACAAACTGTTCGATGCTCCCGTTTTGTGTTTTTGCGCCGGGGGTGAGGAAAATGCAAAATAGCTGTGAACGCCACAGGAACACCATCCCAAAAAGCACAAAAACAAACGGCGGATGAATTTAGCGATGTGCTCAAATAATGATGCTTCCGAAATAATTGCCAAGCGGACGAATGTACGCGCTTAATTTCAAGCCGAATTTTGGGACGCCGAAGGAACCTCCCGTCCGCAAATTCGTTTGTTGCGGGCTGATAAATCCAATCAGGCTCCAGCCATTCGGCAATATCGTAATGGCATGAAACAGCAATAAACTTTTGATTTCTGCTTCGCACAGTTTTTGCAATTGCGAAGCTTCCAATTTTCGCGACTGTTCTATCCACGACGCTGGTGAATTCGTCCATCACTGAAATTTCTCGATTTTCCGCCAGCATACGTGCCATATTGACTCGGAATTGTTCCCCATTTGACAAAACTCGGAATGGACGCAGCCACGAAGGAGGAGAGGAAAACCCAACAGATGAAAGCAAATCTGTTATTTCCTTGATGCTCATCTCTTTGGGAAAATTGTCAACAATGCTATTTTCCTCCGACCATTGCCAGTCTTTGACAACATATTTGCCAAATAATTCTCTTGCCACCGTGCTTTTTCCACTTCCGCTGGGGCCGACGATCAATCCGACATTCCATTCCTGCGGCAAATCAAGATCAATTGTCCATTTTTCAAAACTTTTTTCAGATGGCGAAACGTCAAAAATTCCCTCAAGCTGCATTACTCGCGGCGTCCTTCTGATATTAGTCTCTCTCAGGATAGTAACGCCCGGCATTGTATGCCCTCCTCCAGAAATCGCTCCAGTAATTGCATCTGCTTTTCCTCATTTTCGCATGTTATCAAAATTAAATATTGCTCTGGAATTATTTCGGGCTTGTCCTTCCTTTCGATTATATCAAAGCCGGCAAGTTCCAATTCCCTTTTATCGAACCCCCACTCCAGCAGATCATCCACCTCGAAAAAATTAGCCAGCTTGTCGAAGTCGAATGAACCGACATTCTTACGCAAACGGACAACAAGCTCCTGCCGTTCCCTCTCAGTCAATTTGCGCGATGGAATTCGGACATCGACAAGCGTATCGGGTGAAATCTTGTTAATCTGCAATTCCACCATTTTCCGCTGATGACCATCCAGGAGCGGCAGACCTTTTTGGCCGTTAGGAGGCGCGGCTGCCACATAGGGGATTACATGCTCGAATTTTTCCAGGGACTTTGAAAGCTCCTGGGCATCACGCTTGGAAAGCTGAACGGGATTTTTATCCCATTCGACCAGGTCTTTTAGTTTTACACGCCTTGTCATCCAGGTCAACTTCTCGGCCATACCCCCATTTTACACCCATTTTATTTTAACTTTCCGCACGCCAGTGGTAACGGGCACCACTGCCCAAACGAACAAACGTTCTAAAACATTACAAAAACATTACAACCGGAATAAAACCATTGACAATGTACTACACCGTGGTACAATAGAGAAAATGAAGAAAAAAGGAGATACCAATGGACATCAACAGAATCAAAACAGGGCAATACGTGAAGATAATCAAGAAACACGATGCAACCCCTGCTGGTGGCATCCACAAAGTTTTGCAAGTTGGCAATTACCCAACCATCAAATTTGTGGTGGTTGTATACCCGGGAAGGGGTACAGAAAGTTTCAGCCCTGATGATTTGGCTTCGCCGACATTTTCGGATTGGGCCGAAGAATATGTCAACTAACACCGCCTGATTGTACTCCCCGCCTGCACATCACCACCAGGTGATGTGCAGGCCGGACGGCACAATCAACCGTCTAACCATAACCCACCCGGCGGGGTGCGCCGGGAGAAAAGAGAAAAAATGAACAAACGAGAACGAGCGATTAGTATGTATAACGGCCACAAGGGGGCGGCAACTATCGCGCATGTGGAACGCAATATTACGCTTGCGTATCCGACGGCGTGGGAGGACCTTACTGGCATACAGTATGGCCGGCTGATGTCCGTGGCCAATACCAGCTTCCACGACGGCCGCGCTGCGGCCGGAGCGTGGAGGGAATCCGGATTGGTCGGATTTGACAAAATCTGCCTCCCGGAAAAGCTGCTGCGGGCAATCTCCGTCCGCGAACGGGTGGAGTACACATATAAGCCGTGCGCCGGCATTGTGGCCGCCCTCCCATCAGGCAGATACGATTCCGACGGCACACCCAACCCGGATGGCACACACTATCGCCAGGCCTGGTATATCACCGATTATTATATCGGCGATATGCTGATCTATACTGAGCGATCTTGACCCTCCCGCCTGCACATTACCTGGTAGTAATGTGCAGACTGACTGGGCACAAGCCTGCCGCTTACACCACCAACCCCACCCGGCAGGGATATGCCGGGAAGGAGAATGAAATGAACATCACGCGCAAGACTGCAAGCTATAACGCCCGCCGCTACGGACGCCCCTGGATTGCCCGGGTAACATTTGACACGAACGGCAAGGCCAGTTACGACTGGGGGAATTGGATAGGCACAATTGAGGGGGGTAACGGATCGGCCGGTGAGCTAGTCATCACAGTCAATGAGGGGGACATTGTGGCCACCGGCCACAAGGACTTGCGGAAAGGTCCAGCCAATATCAATTATTGGCTGGTCCGGGATGGTCAGCTGGTACACCTTGACAAAGCCGAGGCCTACCGCATATATACAGCCGCCCCCGCCGCCTGATTGTACTCCCCGCCTGCACATCACCACCAGGTGATGTGCAGGCCGGACGGCACAATCAACCGTCTAACCATAACCCACCCGGCGGGAATGCGCCGGGAGAAAAGGAGTAAAGAAGTGAAACTGCGTGATCAAATAAAAAGCGAATGGTGGTATTACCCCGGAGAATGTCGTTGGGAGTACGACCTGGGATGGACCCTCTATAACCGCACCACCCCCGTAATCCGCAAAACCACGGACGTATCCGTGGTCCTGGATCACATCGAAGAGGGGGACAAAATCGTAATCAAAAGTGACGTATATCTGCCCTACGGCTCCTACTATTATGGCGAGAGCCGGGATGCAGATTTTGTGCAAATCCGGGCGTGTAATTTTCGGCCCAACCTGCAATGGGGCGTTCAGCCAGGTTTGAAAAGCCTGGTTGAAAAAGCGGTCTACCCGCCTGATGATGCCGACATAGTCGAAATCGACACGAGTCTCTCCCTCGCACGCGAGTGCGCGTGTGTGGAGTATCCAGATGTGCTCACGCAGCCGTATTGCACGGACCGTACGGTTGAACTTAATGAGCATTACCGGATGACGTTGTTCAAATATTTTCCGTGCGACCTTACCGCGCGGAAGGCGATATTTGCGCACTTCCAGGCCATGGCCTGGAGGAACGAACAGGTCTTCATCGACCGAAAAGCGGGCATCCTGCCATACGTGCCCGAAAACATCAGGGCCGCGGCCAAAAGACTGCTGTATCACACCTGGACGGATGAGGATATCCAGGTGGTGTACAGGGGTATTTTTGGAGTGCCGCCGCAGCCCATACAAGTCAAAGTCGTGCCTAACGACAACGGGAGGCTTAAATATATCCTCAGCCGGGAGGATGGTCTTCTGTGTGAACTTCTACCCGGCTCTTGCGTAGTGTGCAGTTCTGGCGAATTAATCGCCCACAACCCGGACCTCCAAAGACTCGAGCTCAGGGACGTGGTCCTCCACGGCCTGAAAATGGAAATCGATGAGTTCGTCGAAAGCAGGAATGGTTATGAAAACGAAGAATGGTAAAACGATGAACAATAAAAATAAAAAACAAATCCGCCTGAACGAACACGACCAGGCCGCTTTGACCCGCGGCTTCGCGTTCGCCCAAAAGTACTACCCCGCCGTAGAACCGTCCGTGAGCTTTGTCCTCCGCCTCGCGCTGCATAGGGCCTTCCCCCTGGAAGAAGACAGGCTGTTATGCCCTCATTGCAGCACGGAGCTTGAAACCGACAATAACACGCCGGGAATTTGGCGCTGCCCAACCTGCGCGCCCAAGGAGTCAAAATGAACGAACCAAGAAAGTACCGCATGTTGTCCGATCCTCATCTGGACCCGTTCCAGGTGCTGGGAAAGGACCTGGAAAAGTCACTGGAAGAGCTTGTCGATTCCAGGGACAAAAAAATCCTGGTGGCCTACGGCGCACTGATGCAGGTCAGGAAGCACCTTGCCGCAGGCACATCCGCCGCCTACGCGGTCGAGGTTGCGCTCGCAGTCCTCGCGGAGTAATCACCTCACCTGCACCCAATGCAGATGCCCGCATTTGGTGCAGGTGTATTGTTCGTGCAGCGGCCCATAGTCCTCACAGGTATGAGGCGTGGTGTTGACGCAATCGTCACACCACTGCGGAGTGGTCTCAAGCCGCGACAGCCTGGCGATCTCCAAAAACGCACTGGACAGGGGGATGACTTCATCGGGTTGTTTGTTCATTCGTCTATTCCTTCACTTTCAGATTCCGCCGGTTCCCGTGTATATCCCGCCGGGGCAAAAAACTGCTGTTTCGTCAAATGAAAACGGGCCAATTCGGTGCCGGTCCAGCCAAAACGGGACTTGGCGGTAATGATCTCGATGTCAATCACCTTCGATACAATGTCCTCATCCGGACGATGTAAAAGATAGATCGCGTCCGCGTCGTTCTCGCCGGCATAGGCGAGATCGTGCTTTGTCGGCCTGCGTTTTTCACGGGACGCTCCACGGCTCAACTGATGCAATAACACAACCGGAATATGATTTTTGCCCTTGGCCACGTTCTGCCGCAAAAAACGGGTGCAAAAGTTGTACCAGTCCATTTTACTATCGCGCTGCGGCTTCCCCTCGAGCAGGTCCAGATGATCGATATAGACTATGTCAGGCTGCTCCAACATCGAGGCCGACAGAACCTCGACGGGGGTCATTGGGGATTCATAAATAACTATTTTGCCCTCATACTTTTCAGCCAGCTCGACGGCGTGCTGCACGATTCCGGATTGTACCGTGCTCGAAACATTCCCACTGCGCAGCTGATTCATGTCGATTTCCATATCGCCGCATGCCATACGCATCCATTTTTGCTCGGCCGACATTTCCAGGGAGCAGTCCAAAACGACCTTCCCGATGTCGGCATTCTGCCGCATCGAATGGATCGCCAGTGCCGACTTCCCGGTACCCTGATAACCGGCTATGATGCTGAGCTCGTCCCCAAAAAGCCCGCCGATCCTGCGATCCTGGTTCGAGACCCCGAATTTGCAGTAACGCGGATTCGAAATCATCCTGTCGATTGCGCGCGACGCGGCCTCCTTGGCTGTAACACGGTTCGACCCGCGCCCCTCGGTCCGCACAATCCTGATCGCCTGCTCACGCAGATCGAAATCGACCGCGTCGTTATAGGCGGCCTTGGCGATCTCATTGGCAAAGGTTATCCCGTCACGGCGCTCCGAACACTGCTTTACGATCCCGGCGTAGTATTCCGCGTTAAGGGAGGACGGCACCAAGTTGACCAGGGATGCCAGATAAACCCTCCCGCCAACCTCCTCGAGTTTTCCGGCGTTCTCCAATTCGTCTGAAACCGTCAACAGATCAATTGGAACAGTCCTTTGGATGAGGGCCTCGAACGCCTCCCAAATGAACCGATGACGATGGGTGTAGAAATCGCGCGATGCGACGATCTTGGAAGTATCCCAGTAAGAGGATGGGTTGATCAGGACGGAACCGATTGCGGCTTCCTCGGCCTCTCTGTTGTTGGGCGGGGAGGCCGTAACGGAAACTTCGGCGGGCAGACAATATTCCGGCTCGGGAGGCGTGAAATCAATCATCAAATACCGCCTTTCCATCTTCAAAACGGGGAAATTTTCCGGGTTCACTTTGCCGGCCCCGATACACGGCCGTATAAGCCAGAAATGTCGGCCAGCCGGTGTCCATGAATATTTGCGGATTACGGCGAATGGCGGTGTTCGTCATCGCCCCTTGGTATTTCCCCTCCCCATCCCTCCAGGCGGCATAATCCAGAAATGCACCCGGATCCTTTCCGTAAACCCCAGACACCCAGGCCGCAAATTTGCGCCATATCTGCTGCCCCCCCCAGGGCCAGGAAGTCACCCCAAAAGCGGCCTCAAATTCCATGGCGGCATCCCGCACCTTTTGGCCGACCCCCTCATTCTCCAAAATTGCGTCCATTAAATCGGGTTTTTCGTTTTTTGGCGCGTAAGCGCCATTAAATGGGTTTCTCTGGGTTTCAATGGGTTTTGTGTCTCTGTTCAACAGAGGGCTGGCCCTCTGTTCAACAGACCCCTCAGCCCTCTGTTGAACAGAACCCCTCTGTTCAACAGAGTACCTGGCTTTTTGGGTTTGTTTTCGATATTTTGCGGTTTTTTCGTCCTTCCTTTTCAGCAGTCCCTCCCAATCTATGTTGTTTTCGTTGTCCTGCAACCAGTATTCCTGCCCTTTGCGCTGGTCCGGTTTTGCGGTCGTCGGCAACAGGATTCTGAATTTGGTAAGCACCTCCAGCGCCTTAATCGTCGCATCCACTCCGACACCGCAGCCCATCGAAATAATACACCCATCCGCGGCAACTATCTCCTCTGTGAATTGTGACAGACTGATATTGTCCCTCCTGCTCATGATGTTTTTCTGAAACCCCAGGATGCGGCGGACCGCAAATGTCAGTATGATATTTTCCACCGGCGAAAGGTAATACATCAGCCGGTCCACAAAAATATTGGGATGTTGGAAGGTGTTTGGAATAACAGCGTTTCCATTTGTGTTGTATTTTGCCCTTAGATCGTTGACCGCTTTTTTCATGAAAAAATCTCCATAAAAAATCCCATTCCTGGATGCTCCGTGCTCCGTGGAAGGTCGGCTAACTGACTTTGCACAGAGCATCCAGAAATGGGATTGTTAGCCGTTTTCCTGCTTCCACACAGGAGCGGTTTCTCCGCACCCCCTATTATACACCTCCCGCCCAATTTCGCAAGAGTGGTACCGGATACCACTCGACCCCGGCTTGAGTCCGGGGCCGAGCTCCTGCTGGAGGAGAATGAAACACCGCCATTATACCAGGTTTCCAGCCCTTGACAAATACTAGAACATAATTTACAATCCAAGCACTTGAGATATGCACGAAAGAGGAAACGCCATAAAGCCCCGGCAAGGCCATGTCGTCACCCCGCTGAGGCGGGAATAATTCCAGGGAAAATAAAATGAGCAAAAGTATTCACGAGGCAATTAACGCTGTCATGGGGGAGGTCGGATATGTCAAAAAAACGAGGTCCGACAAATTGAGTTATTCCTTCGCCGGAGAAGCGGCGCTGATCTCGGCGCTGCGTCCGGCAATGGTCGAGCAGGGAATTTACATGCACGTTCTCGAAATCAGGGGGATCACGCGGCAGGAATATTCGACCAAAAGCGGGACAAGCATGGTGAATACCGTCATTCAGGCGGTGGTTAGATTCACCCATGCCCCGTCCGGAACGTCCATTGACACAGCCGCGGTCGGCGAAGGGTCAGACGCTGGGGATAAGGGAGCCAATAAAGCCATGACCGGCCTGTATAAGTATGCCCTGCGTCAAACATTCTGCATCGAAACCGGCGATGACCCGGATAAGTTTGCCAGCGAGGAGCGGGCTGTCCCCAAAGAATATCGCCAAAAGCTGATTGAACGGTATGATGCTCTGTCCAAAGAGGCCCGAAAATTCGGCGTGGAAGTTTACGACCTGAATGAGCATATGCAGGATGAAGAAATAACAGAAGCCGGAGTTGAATTGAAGAGCCGGCTGGATGCGGCAAAGGCGGGTAAATAATGTACCAATGCATCACAATCCTGGGAAACCTTGGCCGCGACCCGGAATTACGCTTTACTCCGAATGGCTCCGCCGTTTGTCAATTCTCTGTTGCAGCTTCCCGCAGGTATAAGAAGGGCGATGAGCTCACAGAAGAAACAACTTGGTTTCGGGTCTCTGCCTGGGGAAAAATGGCCGAAGCCTGTAACAGCTATCTCCATAAAGGTTCCAAGGTCCTGGTTGTCGGGCGCTTGGTTCCCGACCCGACCACCGGCGGCCCCCGAATTTGGACAAGCGAATCCGGAGCGGCAAAAGCATCATTCGAAATAAACGCGTCAGAGGTAAGGTTCCTTGACGCAAAAGGCGATAAAAAACAAGAAGCAGAGAAGGAATTCCCCTTCTAACTCACCACGGAAGCCGGTGTGATCGGCTTCCAATTTCGGAGTGACAATGGAAATAATCGAGACTGTACCATACGACCTGGATTATGCGCTCTTCCGCCTGCGGGAGGCAATCGACTTCGCCGAGCTGGAAGGCGATTTCCAGCCGGCCCGGAAATGGACGCACGAGGTCGAATTGTTGATGCGGCATACCGTCCAGCCCGAAGGCTGCGACAATTCCATGGCCGGCCAACTGAGGGCGGCCGGCTACGGCGATGGGGGGGTGATGTGAAGGAAAGGACCATCGTCAAACTTATCGCAATATACCGCTGGATCGAACAGTACCAGCGGGAACATCACAGCTCGCCGTCAATCCGGGAATGGGCGGCGGCGGTGGGAATCAACAGTACCTCAGTGGCACATTATTATCTGCGGTACATGATACAGATGGGTATGATCGCGCCGGCCTTCAAGCACCGGCCGCGTTCGATCGTCCTGCTGCCGCTCGAACAGGCGAATGAACGGCTCAGGCCATTTGTCGAGAAAAAAGGAGAAAAGAAATGAACAGGAATATTCCGGCTTATCTGTTTCTGGCCGCGGCGATATACGGTATGATTGTTTTCATCATGGCCCGTTGCGCATTCTGATGTACATTCCGTATAAACATAGTTAGCCAGATAGGAGAAAAATGAAGCCTTTCTTTGTCGTGTTCTTTAGTTCGTTTGGCGCGTTTGTTGGCGCGGTTATGGGCACAAATGGTTACGGTTGGCGCACATGGCAATTTTATGTCGTGCTTGCTTTGCTTTGCTTAGTCATCTGGCTAACAAAGCGTGCACTGGACTGGGCTAATGCGCCCACGAAAGAGCAGGCTCGGCGCAATAAGTTTCTGCGCGAACATTTCGGTCCTCCAAAATCGCCCAGCCAGTAACGCAAACCGTTCGGCGGCTTCCTTTAGGTGGCTTATGTATATGTTCTTTGTAGGTTTGAAAGCAAAATGGGAGTTGCGAGAAATTGATGGTTGTCCTCCCTGTCCTTCTTGTGGTCACAAACACCGTTTCAACGGTTGTGTTTGCGGGTGCGAGAACAAAGCATGGCGAGAGTATCCGCCTGTTCCCTGGTGGGTGCGTCAGATATGGTTTTGGATTTACGATATTTCCTTCCATTTCAGCCACCTGACAAAGCATGCAGCGGATGGTGGCAACGCCGCGTCAGAGTTTAGTAATTTTGAATAATTATCAGGTCTTGCGTTCACCCACCACCGCTAACGCAAACCGTTGGAGGACACTCGCATGAATGAATATACCCAAGCATTAGAACGTGTCGCTAAAATATCGGCGCAAATTTACAAAGTAACTAGCCTAGCGTTTGCCCGCACAAAACAAATATGTTGCTCGCATGGTAACTGCCCGTCATATCCTACTCATGCGTGGTGGTGTGATAAATGCTGGTTCGAGTTGAAAGACGCTCTTGATGAGTTAGAGTCCTTCCAAGAAACCGCCCTGAAAGAAATCTTTGCTGGCAGTCAGTCTGCCCAACAAGGGCGTGAACCCGGCAAGGGCAACGTCCCGGAGCCGGTGAAGTCGGAGTAATCTTGCGTTGCCCCTGCGGGTTACGTGCAGGCTGTTAGCCGTCACTGAAAGGATAAATATGACTGCACACATTCACAGCTGGAATTGGGTGGTGGTGGGGTGGACAATCTGGGCTGAGTGCTCAAAGGATTTTTGCGGGGCAACCGTCTCTCTTGTCGACATTGCGGAGATGGCAAAAGATATTCCTTACTGCGGCCCCATTTGCCCGTATTGCCGGGAATCATTACACTATAAGCCAACAAAAACTTGCGGCGGGCTGACACAGCGTACACCCGGCTTTGAGCAGGCTGTGGCGAATGACGATGATCCAGGCGATGCCCCAAGCGGGTAACGCAAGTCCAGGAGAAATATGGACGCGCAAATTGAAACACTCGATGAGCAAACAGAAAAAGAAATTGAAGTCGCGCTGGGTGAATTGCGAAGCATTCAGTTTTCAGACAACACACATACTCAGGCAGTCGAAGCGCGTGAAGAAGTTGAGATCATTATTCGCGCATTGGCAAAACGTCTAACACAGCGTGCATGCGAATGGCATCTTGACGATGACGAAGCAGGCGCATGGGAATCTGCGTGTGGTGAATTGTGGTGCTTTGGAGATGGTGATCCAAAAGATAATGGCATGCAGTATTGCCCGTTCTGTGGTTGTCATCTAACACAGCGTGTGCCTGACGCTTCGCCGTCAAGCTCACAAGCGGACGAGCTATAAGGCTCGCGCAGGTAACGCAAACCGTTAGGTGCTTATGGAAACAGACATTGAAATTCATATTCTGAAAGACGGTACGCCAATTATTACCGCAATTGTCGCAGGTCGCCCAATCGCAATGACATCTTTTGAATGGCAGTTGTTTTGCCGTGATATGCTCTGCGCAATTGAAACGCACCTGACAAAACATGCACCTGCGGAAGGAGAAACGTGATGAACGTAGGTCAACTGAAAAAGATGTTGGAACAATATCCTGATGATATGGAAATCCTGAATAGACGTTGCAGCGATTATGAAATTATCTCAGAAGACGAATGGCATGTTGTTCAGGGTGTCGAGAATGAAGGTGGCTGGGTAATGCGCTCACACCCTACTATGAGTGACGAAAATAAGCGTAAAGAAAAATCTTATTTGTATCTTGAAGGAAATTAACACGCTCAACAAAGCGCGCAAAAGATTGTTGTAAAAATAGGCAAGAGGAAGGAGAAACTGTGAAAAATAAGTATTTTTGTGTAGCAATAACTTTTTGGCAATATGTTTGGATGGGCGTAAAAGATGTGTTTACAGATAAAGAAGCCCAAAGTAAAAGTTTTCAAAGCAGGATGATTTCAAGTGTATTTGGAGTCTTAATTGGCCTGGCGCTTGGAAGCCTTATGGCTTTTGCAATAAAGTTCTTTAATATATTTGATATTTTTGCAAAGTGTGTTGTCGGCTTTTTTATCTTTGTTTGTGTGGTGGATTTGATTTGTGCAATAATTTTTCTTTTCATAAGTTGGCGCAAAGCCGTCAATGATTGTTGGGATAAATTCCACGCAGGCTGACAAAGCGTGCAGCGGACAAGTGGCAGGAGGAGGTCTTTTTTGAAATCTAAATTGTTAAAGGATATTTGTGTATTCACTATTTTGTTTGGTCACGGCATGGCAATAAACAGCCTGCTTAGTTGGTCTGTAATTCCCGATCCTGCTCGTTCAACTTTGCAGTGGATTCATCTTGCCACAATGATTCCAACTATTGTTTATATGCTGATGATCTTCGACGATGCCGAAACATTGATCAACAAAGGCTGACAAAAGGAGGCAATATGTCCATTTTCGATCCACCCTCAGACCCGTATGGCGATGAGAAGTGCTGTCTTATTTGCGATGCCCTTCTCGAGTACAATCCACTGACCCGGACCTGGGAATGCACCCATGACCATGACGAGTGCCATGAGTGCGACGCAACCGAAATTATCGATCCCGCCGGCCGGCCGGGCGGCTGAAATGGACTCCCCATGGATCAGAATTGAAGGCGAGATACATAGCAGCAAAAATTCCAGGCGCATACTAATAAACAACAAAACCGGGCGGCCGTTTGTCGCCAAATCGAAAGCATCAAAATCCGATGAATCGTTGTTTTCCGTGCAACTGGCATCTCAAAGAGATGCATGGGAAAAGATGATCCTGAATTGTGAATACCCCATTGTCGTTGTTTTCTCATTTCGCAGGGCAACCCGCAGAAAGTTCGATTATACGAACATGACACAGGGAATTTTGGATGCGATGGTGAAAGAAAAATACATCCCGGATGATTGCGCAGATTATGTTATACCGTTTTTCGTACCGTATATTGTTGGAAATCCGGGTTGCGACATTACGGTTATGGAAAAGGGCATGTATCTGACAATCTTGCAGATGGCGGGTGTTTTCCCGCTTGCCGCCAATGTCGCCGGAGGCAAAGATGCGTGAATTAGTGTCAACAGTCCTGAGGCCAATCACCGTTTCCGAAATCTGGGAAATTGCGGGAGAGGCCGCCTGTAACCGTTGGGAGGCTCTCGGACAGACCGCCTCAAAGGTCAATTGGGCGTACGGCGCGGAGGCCGAAGCCTTGATCGTCGAGGGAATGCCGGCCATGCAGGTGTATAAGGCGATTGCAATCAAGGCCGGCGTGTCCTCGCAGACCGTGCGCAAGTCGTATAATGTCTACATGGCATTCGGCGAGGCTGTCCGCAGGAAATACGAGCTTTGTCCGTACTCGGCATTTCGAATTGCCCACGGACAGAAGGACCCCGAAGAAGTCCTGAAATATTATCAGGACAGGCGTTGCAGCATTGACGAGCTGAAGGAAGTGTTCCCGCCCATGAATGACGTGAACGGCGGCAAACACAAGCGGTTTGTATCGTCGGGATACCCCCGATATTTTTGGGGCATCCTGCGCGAGGTCTACGGCTCGCCCAGGGAGCGTGAGGCTTTGGAGCACCTGGACGCGCTGGCCAGGATAATCAAGGAGCTGAACGATGAAAAATCCGATTGATTTGTTGATCGAAGAGGACATTGCCCGGAACCGATTCCAGGCCGCGCATATTATAAACGGTCTGAAACTGTGGGAGTTGGAAACGGACGAGGAACGCCTGGAACGTGCCCGTCTGTACCGCGACTGGCGCAACTCCAAAATCTATCCGGAGAAGGACACTGCGTCATGTTATTGGCAGGCCATCGGCGGGATTCCCGTTCCGCAGCTGGAACTGATCCGCGGAACACTGCACACCCATGCGGAATCTTCGGGTGACGAAAATAGGAGGGCCAAATGAAGTACGTAAAGGTAAGTCTCATTTTGGAGTGTGACGGCCAGCCGATCTTTGACGATCTGGTCGATGAGATCGTCGAATGGATGATGAAAAATAACCTGCGGGGGTCCGTCGGCCTGCAACCGATCACTGACGACGATCTCACCCCTGCCGCCGTCATCGCCGAACACCTGGACGCCATACGCGTCGAGTTGGTCGGCATATGGCGGGAGTGGGTCCGCAAACTCGGGCGGGTGAGCTGCAACGCTGGGGAGAACCTATGAAAAAGACGATGCGCAGGCTTATCCGAACCTGGAAGGACTGTATCGATTACCGCCTGGTGGAAATTGCGGCACGTGAATGCGGGGCGGCAATCAAAAACGGCCGCGGGGACCATAAAATGCTCCGGCTCAACGGCTTTGCCGTCACATACTACACGAGTCACAAAATGTCCATCGGTGTGGCCCGGGAGGTGTTCAAGTTTTTCCTCCGAGCCGGGGCTGTAGCCTTGTTGGTTGCCGGTCTGATCCTGACAGCTTAGAAAGTCCGTGTACATTCTGTATAAACATAGTTGTGCGCTTGTTGCGAAAGGATAGGTGTCCCTATAATTTGCTCAAATATTTACGGCGTGGTGCGTGATAACCCTGGCATTCGGGCGGGCAAAATCGCCGCCTTGCTAAACGTCCAACGCTCACAGATAACCCGCGCGTTGCCGCAAATGCAAAGGCGCGGATACTTATTGAGCGAATATAAAAACAGGTTATTTGCTTTCTGAAACCTGAATGAACCTAAAAGGAAAAATGAAATGAAACTTACAAATGATACCGTAACAAAAGTTGTCTCTGTGCTTGGCTCAATGATGAACAGCGCAACCGTCACTGGCAAGGGGAACAAACTTGATTTTTATGCCGACAGAGTACGGCAGGCAACGACAAAGCCTGATTTGGTAACTACCCTGAATCGCTTCGGAGAATTGCTCGGCTCATCCGCTTTGCAGGGCGAAGATTTGAAAAATCTTTTGCTGGCTGGAAAAGCGCAGGACGCAAAAGCGGTTTATCAATGGTTGCGCGAATTGCCGCGTTTGCCAGTTGGAATCGCAAAAGAAAAATTGGCAGACCAGCCCGCGTTGATTGAAGCAGTTTGCGACACATACGAGGCGCAGGAAGTCGCCATCGGCGCACTTAAGCCGCGCCCGAAATTTGACATTAATATGACCGCCACAGTTTTACAGGCTTTATCTCATGGCGCAGATACCAAAGCGGGAAACGCTACGCTATTTCGCCGCGCAAAAGTTCGGGGCGGAATGGAATTACCTTTCTTTTCCGCGAATGCAATTGGCGGCATTATGCGTGATTTGCTTTCCGACCATTTCACCGTTGCGATGGGGTTCAAGGTTGACCGCGCCGACCCAATTTGGGATACATGGTTTTTCCATCTGCTATATAGCGGCGGCATTATGCAAGATGGATATATCCCCAAAGAATTTGAGCGCGTTCTTACTGGCGCGGCGGCTGGAACTGTCCGCAGTGATGGCGTGCGTCAGTTGCGCTCCATGCTTCCGTTCTTCTCTGTTCTTGGTGGCGTTGGAAAGCATCCCATCGAAGGTTATATTTTCATAAATGACCTTCGCCCCAAATGTATTGAATGGGGAAACGGCGGAGAAAAGTCAGTCAACAGCATGATGGACTGGCGTTATATCACGCGCCCTGATAACTACGAAGGACGTACCAGCAAGGCGCAGAAAGAATCGGGCGATACAGCCAGCGACGACACTCAAAACACTTCGATGATTGCAAATGCGGAATGCTTGCAGGAAGGCGAAGTCTTGGAAGGCGGATTTTTCCTATCCAGCCACATGACAGAAATCGAACGCGCCGCGCTGTATAAAGGTTTGACCCTGCTCAAAGAATATGGCTATCTTGGCGCAAAGGGTCATCGCGGATATGGCTTGTGTGCAATTGACTATCAAACTGATTTGGTCATTGACCCCAAGCCATATGATGATTATCTCGCCGCGAACAAGGATGAAATTATCGGCTACCTGAAAGGCATTGGCGCGTTTCCGAAGGCAGAGAAGGCAAAGAAAGAAACTCAGAGTAAAAAGCAAGAGAAGATTTTCAGTAGCGATGGAGCGTATGACGCCACTAATGATGTTGCAAGAATCATTCGTGTGTGCGCGACGCATGGAGATAGTTTTACACCCGAAGAAGCACGTGACAGATGGGAAGATATATCAAGTGGTATTGCTGGATGGCTATCACTTCCAGTATCAGATGATGAACTTTACGAATACTTCGAGAAACGCTAACATGCACGCCACAGACCTAATTGCAACGTGCATGACGGACGAACAGAAAGAGCCGCTTCCCGAAGCGGCTCAAACTGGCGTTTGCTGTGTATCAGGCGCGGAAACGCTGACCATCCAGCGCAAGCATTTATTCGGCGCAAACTTCAACGACCTGAATATTCTCGTATGCCCCGACTCTTCACGAGTCGGGGTGAATGTCTGGTATGCGTTCAAGTTCGGGGAGCCTGGCATAAACCCAGAAACAGGCGAAGTGAACAAGCGTAAGAAGTACAAAGAAATGCAGATGTGTTGGTGGACGGATGGCGAAACATTCCGTGAGATGAACAAGGCAAAAATCCGCGAATTGGTTTTGCGCGGAACGACGTCAAAGCGTTGGGCGGGATGGGTTACTACATCCTATAAAAAGCATGGCTCTTTGCGCTCGCCTGTCAACAATACACCTTTTGGCATTTGGGGCTTCGATGGTTTGCAAGTCCGCGCCAATGACAAAGAGCAAGTATTGACAATGTGGGCAAAATTGCGAGACGCGCAAAAGAACGGCATTGGGCGCACAGGCATCGAGACGCTTGATATTCCAGTCCCCATCATGTCTAAAGTTGGAATTGTATTTTGCAACGATTTTATCTTGTGGGCGCGTCCGCTTGTTCAATCGCCGTTATATCAATTCCTGACTTATCTTTTGCCAAGTCAGGAAGAATTGAAAGAAGGGTACAGCGATGAAAATTTGTATGATTGAATCTGTCCACGATGAAGATACAGGGTCAATTGGACCTTACTTCGTGGCGGAAGCCGTGCGATCTTTAGGGCATACTGTTGACGTAATTCCTTTCGACTCTCCACGCCGACATTATGACGTTGAATTGATTAGCGTGCATCATCCAGCCAGTTACCCTGTTTTTCAACAAACCCCGAAGCATGGAAAAATAAGAATCGTCGGCGGACACGTTACCTATACAGACCCGCGTCCGCTTATACCTTTGAGTGACGTTGTTTGCGTTGGAGATGGGGAAGTGTGGATAAAGGACATCATACAAAAGATTGACGCAGACCGCGATTATCTGAAAAAGGTTGAACATATCGAAGGCGCAATCTTGCCTGAATTTTGGAGCGTTGGCGATATACTTCCGCATCCCAACTTTATTCGTCCGCTGCTTAATAACCCGCCGTATCTAAGCAAGCCAGGAACATACAAGGCGGCTTGGTATGTTGAGATAGCAAGGGGATGTCCGTTTAGTTGCTCTTACTGCGAAGTGGGCAACTCTATGCCATACCGTCTCCACAAACTTGACGAAATTATTGAGACAATCAAAACGCTTGATACAAATCAGGCAAATAAAATTGTGTTCTTTGCTCCTGACGAAGCCAGTTATCCGAAATATGGCGAGTTGGTAAAAGTGGCGAAAGCGCACGGGATGCGGCAAGTTGTAGGGCTTTACCGCCTTGACCAAATTATGCGGCACGATTTGCAATTTGAACCTAATCAACTTATAAAAGTTGGAATAGATGGATTGTCAGAGCGTATGCGTTATCAAAATAAACGTCGAATTTCCAACGAAAATATTTATGATTACTTCAAACTTCTTACTTCGCGTGGTCATAAGTTTTTTAAGGCATACCAATTATTCAGCCTGCCGAACGAAACAGAAGATGATTTTTACGAATGGGAAGCGCTTATGGAACGAGTGCGGGCTATCCCTGTTCGTGAAACGGTTAAGTTTATGATTGCCTGGTCTCCATTGATTCCACGTCCTAAAACGCCTTTCGCAAACGAAACTCCGCATTACGACACGAAGGTAGCAAAGTTAATAAAAAATTGGCATAAGCGCGTTGCAGTGCCAGATAGCGATCCAGGCTGGCAAATTGACTTTGAACGAATGCAGGGAACAAAAACATATCAAAAAAATGTAGAGATGTATTCTGGAAACGAGTTGTCTTTGATTGAAGGCGCAAGTTATATACATCCTGCTTGGAGACAATAATGAGCAAACCTAAATTGAATCCGTTGAAAGTCACGTTTGAAATGGACATTGCAGGCGCGATATATGACCCGTTTGTTCCGCCGACATTGGACGGTATCATTGATTGGTGTCTCTCGCCGATGGTGAGACAATCCAAGTCTGCGCCGACGCGGGGCGGAGAACCCGAAGAAATCCGCCTACCATTTGGCACTTGGCGCGTTGGTAAACATTGGGGCTGGTGCGCGTCTGCCCTGCAACCGCTGGATGATGAAACCGTGATGACATCTATCCGCTATTGGCGTAAGCGATTCCGCGAGAACAAAATATCAATGGTGAATGGTGTTATCAATACGCAAGCTGGAGCAATGCGCGATTACAACTTGCCTTTTGAAGTGCAACATCCAACATCATTAACGGCTTATTGTGTAGCAGACAGGCATACCATCCATGACCTTTTGCGCCGCAACTTGAAATACATCGCCAAGAAAAAACATCGCGGCATGGGATTGGTGACTGACTTTTCGGTTGAGATTATTGCAGATGATTACTCTTTGATGTGCGACGGTAAAGCAATGCGCTGGTTGCCGACTGCGGAAGGCTTGCGCGAAGTCCGCTTGCGCCCGCCATATTGGAATAATAACGAGCGCGTGGCGTGTTGCGAAGTTGGAGACGAGTATCATGGCGCAATCAGTCAACCGTAAAAACAAAACGCGCACAACACCGCTTGCACCCGACAAGTGGGATTCTGTGCCTTTTCTGGCATTGTCCACGCTTTGAGTTTTTCCACATCTCGAAGTTTATCCAAGCCCGCCCACTTGCGGGTAAAGCAAAAGTTCGGCGGCACGCCGAAGAAAGTAGGTAACGTGGATTTTTCTTTCTGTAAATGTGGTCACTACCACTCGTCACATAGTTTCGGGAAAGGTTGTAGGTATTGCGATTGCAAATTAAGTGATGTCGAAGTTGTATCCGCGAACTCAGAAGCCGCCGAACACCGTATGCACCTGACCGCCTTTGGCGTGGGTACTGCGGCGGTAATTCCCCTGCAAGCGTCACTGTTTGCGGATGACCAGCCCGCTACAATCGGCGGCAGGTAATGCAGTCCGTTGGAAGGCTAAAGCGATGTTGTATCCGATAATTTACGCAGACCCACCGTGGAGATATGAGTACCCTCCAATGGGCGCAAGTAACCGAAGTATTGAGAACCATTATCAAACCATGACCATCGATGAAATAAAGGCTATGAATATCCCTAGTGCAAGCAATGGCGTTCTTTTTTTGTGGGCAACCGCTCCGAAGTTGAAAGAGTGTATTGATGTAATGCTTGCTTGGGGTTATCAATATAGAACGTGCATGTCATGGGACAAAGAAGTTATTGGCATGGGTTACTGGTTTCGTAATCAGCATGAATTACTCCTTGTTGGCTTAAAAGGTAAGTTTTCTCCACCAGTGCCGTCGCAAAGAATGTCAAGTGTATGGCGCGAGAAGCGCACGAAACACAGCAAGAAGCCAGATGGTATCCGTGAGTGGATAAGTTCCTGTTATCCCAATGTTCCAAAACTGGAGTTATTCGCTCGGCAAAGAGTTGAGGGTTGGGATGTGTTTGGGAACGAAGTAGAAGGTTCTATACGCCTTCCAACAAAGCGTGAACCCGACAAAAACTAGAGTCGGGCAAAATTATCAGGTTCGGCGTTCCCCGTTTTTGCGGGTTACGCAAGCCGTTGGGCGGCTCTTGCTCAACAGAAAAGGAAATTGAAATGAGATTATTTTGCTGGTATTGTCACAAGTCTGTCAGCAGTGAATTACCCGATAATACAATTTTTAAGGGCGGGTCAAGGCCGGGACCCTTTGCCGGATCGCCAAAAGCGCCGGCCGGTGGGTCCCTTGCCGTCCAGACCTGCTGGATGCCCTTGGCCTGATCCCCAGACCCGGCCCCAAGCGCCCTCGTCCGCGTCTACGAAGACTGATCGAGGAAATGGCCGCGGAGACACGCGCGGCATTGTACCGATGGAAAAATCCAGCCAAATGACGGGATTTTTGTTATACTTTCCCTGCCGCCAGGGACGAGGCGAGAGTAGTACTCCCTGCATCGGCTGAGCAAAATCACCCGGGTACAGCCGGGTGATTTGTGTTGTTTATCCTTGATTGGCGTCGTACAGGCCGGAGGCTGAGACACCGACCGCCAGGCCGAATACCAGGACCTCGAACCAGCCGGCGAAGTCGGTCGGCATCGGCGCGCGCGAAAGATGATAGCCAAAGCCGAGCAGCAGCCCGACCCCGGCAGACAGCAGGCGAACCAGCCGGCCCGAAAGACCGAAACCCTTGATGAACTGCACCAGACCGATGGTCAATACCAGCAGCGGAATGCCGGCCACAACAGCATACTTAAAGGCATCTTCAAACATTTTTACTCCTTGTCGAAAATTCCCGGCGGGATGAGCCTGTCCACGTTCTCGGTCGCAGAGAACGGCACCGGGTCGATTTCGTTTTTCATGAGTTGATTGGCAAGTCTTTTTGCCCAGTCTTCCCATTTTTGCGAGCGTTTACGCTCCTTGTCCAGCTCCTTTTCGAGCTTTTCGCGCAATGTGGTTTCTTTCGATAACGCCTCCTTCAAATCCTTGCTTTGTATTTTCAGTTCTTCGACGACCTTTTGCAAGTCCTCGAATGCCGACCGCTTTGCGGCAGTCGAGGCAATTACCAACGATACGATGACAGGCACGGTCGCGATGATCGCCAGGATGATGTTATTTGTTTCCATTCAACCGCCTGTATATTCGGATTGCGACATAGGATGTGATCTCTACCACCGCGATCATTCCGGTCATCACCCGAAAATATATCCGCGACTCGACAGACATCGACCAGTCTGTATTTATCACGGCATAGAGATATAACAACGCCAGGAAAATCCGGGCCAGGGCATGTTCATACTGCTTGCCGAAAATTTTTATCGCGGCGGCGACTAAAAATATCGCGGCGAGAAACACAAAAAAGGATGGCATGGTATTAATCATAATCCAAAACCCGCCATTTCGGGATCAGCATTTTCCCGGCGGGGGAAACCAACAGGATAAACACCCCGCCCGGCTTGGCGTCGCGCGTCATCCGGCGTCGCACGTTGACCACGATGAAGCGATGCACAAAACAACTGTACTTCGAGATTGTCTGGAACGATAAATCTTCCGGCGGATTCTCCGAAATGTTGAACGTATCGATTATCACGTAGTCCTTGTTGTATTCTTCGCCCTGGACGAAATTCCCGCCGAAAGCCAGGGATTGCACGCGCGGGTATTTCTGCGGCGGATTGACCCATCCCATTCCCGGAGATTTGAGAAAACCCATCGGGTTCCTGGTCTTCGGATTCTGAATCAGCTCCACCGCTCGCTGCCATGGGCGAGACAGGTTGATCGTCAACTTCGATACGCTCTTTTTTCCCGGCGCCTGAAAGAAAATCGGCACAGTCTCAGGCGGCCATGATTTGCTGCCGCGCGATTGATCGTATCCCGGTATCTCGAAATCGTGCCGAATATAATAGACTTTCATTTGATCCTCTCAATGGCCGCGATCGCCTCATCCAGGATGACACGGCGGTCGGCTGTGGGACTGGAAGTCGGTGGAGGCTGGTGAGCTTCACCGTCCAATTTCAACCACGCGCGCATTTCCTCCACCGTGCCGTTATATACGTTGAGGTCCGGCGATCCGTAATGACGCATGCGCACCCCATCCCGCACTTCGTACGAGTCGCCCTTGTCGGTATATTGCCAGATGTCCCAATTGGACCAACCCGCCACGGTGGATGGTTGCTTATCCGGCGAGCGCCGCGCAGTGTAATACTGCGCATACCACAACGGATATTTGCGGACCTGTTCGACCCACTCATCGCCCATGTATTTCCCCCCAACCGGGATGATGTAATTTTGGATTACATTTTTGTTCGTATACAACCCAATAGTTATCCCGGGCAGTGCCGTACGCCAATAATCCATGATCCGTAATGTATCCGCCAGCATGGTTTTATCAATGCGATTATTGATCTTTTCCAGGTCACACCACAGCATATGCGGTTGTACCTGCAAACGGGCGATGTATTGAGCGGTAATTTTCGCCTGCATTTGCCAGGAATAGCCTCCCGAGCGTTGGTAAAAATACAGACCGCGGATCGGAACTTCCGAGACCCCGGTCCAAAGTATCTCGAATTCCGCCGGGTCGGCGATTTTAGTTGAGCTGTACGGCGTGTTATACCCCTCGCCAACCTTGGCAATGGCAAAATCGATCTGCCCCCATGTTTTTGCGAGATTGAATTCGCCCTGATGATGCGAAATATCTATTCCGTGCGCGCGCACGGTAATCTTTTCACGTTCCATCGTGTCTCACCGGATTTGCCAAGATTTGCGTTTGCGTAAAGTTCCTCCCACCGTCGATGATCATCACCGTCTGAATAATGCAATTCATCTCCTGCAAAATCGCCTTTAGTGTTGCGCCGGTCTTTAATGCACGCTCGCGGCGCGGAGAAACCAGAAGCCAGGGTTTCCACAACGGATATTTTGCAACAACAGACACATTGATTTGCACCATCCCGTTGGATAACACAGCGCGGCTTCGCAATTCACACGCGGAAGACAGCAATAGATTCTCGATCTTCAGACTGCAATCCTCGGCCCTGCGCTGCTGTTCCTCCTGGATCGCCTGTATCGATTTGGCGTTCGAACGCCAAAATGTTCGTTTGTTGGATTTCATTTCGCACCTACGGTATACGGTTGCAGATTTTCAACAGCTTGTAGGCGTTGGTCCCGACTGTGCCCGGGTCTCCCAGGGTTGTCAAAATGGCATCATACGCCTGTTTCGCAGCCAGGGCTTCCGTCGCCGTCACACCGGCGAATTCGGGCAATTCCTGGATTTCGGCGTCGGTCAATGTGCCGAGTGATTCAGTAACCCACATTGCGGTAATGTGCTGCAAGGTCGGACGTTTAGCCAGCATTGTAATGGCGTTTTCCTGCATGGATGATAGTATATTTTTTTGGACATTGTTCGCGCTCATTTTTTCTCCTGTTGTTTATATTTATGCGAATAGATTTACGCCGGTTGCAGACCCGAGCCTCGCCTCCAGCTCCGCAACCCTGGTTTGCAGATTGGCAACAACCGACAACAGGCTATTAGCCTCATCGTGATTGGCAAACGCCCACCCCGCTCCGAGGGATACGTCTACGAAGTCCTGAATTGCATAATCGGGTGTCGCTGGTGCAGTATGCGTAATCGATGTTAATTGCGCTGTCAATGCTGCGCCGCGAACTACAGGCGTACCTCCGTAGAACGAGATTTTCGGGGCAGATCCGCTGGCCTCAACTTCAAACCCCAAACGTGCGGCGGTATCATAGGCATATATTCTAACCGCCGCCTTTTTGCTTGCGTGCGTCGCGTCAATCCATCTCCAGTCCATCGCCCCCATTGTTTGTCCCAATGCGGTCGATGTCTTCCCGGCCATTATTATACTCCCGCCATCGCCTGCCGCGCCGCTGCCCACGCAGTCTAACGTCACGACATTGTTCACGCCGGCGGCGGTATATCCCGGGATGATTGATGTGACCGCATTGATACGCATGGTCTGAGCCGCCGGGGTGGATGCCATAACCCCGTAGAATATGGCATTGGTTATTTCTGTCGCCGCGTCTGCACGCAGCTGATTATCGACAATCAATCTGTTCGACAAATTTGTCTGTCGATATCCGGCGTTGTAACCAATATAGATATTGGACCCGCCGGACGTGATCGATCTGCCGGCGCTATGTCCAATAATCACATTGTTGCTATTGCTGTTTCCCAGCGCCCCCAGGCCTGCCTCATACCCGATTACAACATTGTTCGTTCCGGTCTGGTTATACAAATGTGCGTTATACCCGATGATCACCCCTTGCGCCGCCGTTGTACCGCTGCCGGAAACTTGATATCCAATGCCAACATTGAAATCTCCAGTTGTCAATACGCCGAAAGCACTACTACCGATTGCAACATTCCGTGCCGCGCCATTTGCAACATACATCGCTTGATTGCCGATCGCAATATTGTCAGAGCTGTTTTGCGTCGCATACAACGTGGCGTATCCAATTGCGACATTATTATTACCGTCGATGTTTAAACGGAGCGTACCGGTGCCCAGCCCGAAATTTTGTGAACCGACCGTATTATTAATCAGGGCACTTGCTCCGATTGCCACATTGCCGTCACCATTGGTCAATGCCGCCAACGCATTGGTGCCTATTGCCGTATTATTCGTCGCTCCGGACGCCGATAAATTACCCGCACCTTGTCCGATAAAAAAAGATCCGCTATCTATGTTCAGATTGCAAAAATACGTTCCGCGCCCCTGTACGCCGCCCAATACCACTCCGGCACTGGATTCAAACGTCGCCAGGTTTGCGGTCTGTGTGCTGTGACCCTGCACGCGCAGTTGTACCTGATCCGCGGCGCCGTCGATAAATCCCTGGCCGAACAAGGTCATTCCACCACTCGGGTTTATCGTCGCCGCCAATGTCAACGTGGTGGATGCGAGCGGCGTCGTATAGAAATTAATTTTGGTTCCCAGGTTTGTCGATAGCCAATTTTCCGCGGCAGTGGGACGGATGCTGGCTTGTGTCCCAGTTACGCCCATATTACTATAACCGCGTCCAGAAATTGCGATCAATATATCGTCTGCCTGTGTAGCCGTAGGCGTGGTCAAATCACCGCGCAAACGCTGACCGGTAATAAACGGAAAAATGGAAGTTCCGGCAGCAGTCAGGAACACTCCCGGCGACGCAGTTTCCCCGAGAATATGCAGAGTTTCCTCGTTTGAGGTGGCGTGCAGATTGTCCGCTCCCTCACCCAGGACAACACATCCATAAGTCGGATTGATTCTGAGCGCCGCCTTTGTGGTTATCAACCCCGAGGCATTTGTGATTGCCACTCTATCGGCTGTTTGACCTGAAAGAATTGAGGTCCGTAAATTGGCTTTCGTGATCTTGCGCAGCAGGCCGGATATCGAATCCCAGTGTGGAAACTCGTCCGCGTCTGCAAGAGTGGTCTTTGCAATGGCGTTGTGGATTGCGCTGCCGAGGTCAAACGTTATGTCGCGGTCAAGATAATCCGCGAAATCCTGAAAATTTGTAAGATAAACAGCAAAGCGATAAGCGGTTTTTCCACCGGCCTCCGTAAATCCTCCAGCGGCATAAACATCGCCAAGATAAACAAGGACCTGACCCACGGGCTCATTAAGTCCATCGCCCAAAGGGAAAAACCTGGCACCATCCCATGAAACGATTCGATTCGCCGACACCCCATTCGCTTCAGTAAAGGCTCCTCCTGCGTATATTTTTATTCCGTCGTTTGTCAACGATTGACATCCGTCATTCATGCCGTCCCCGAACGGGTTGGACCACTCCATATTGGTCAAATGCCAGACGGCAATATTGGCGCATGATACGCCGCCGATTTCACCAAAAAATCCTCCAGCATATAAATAATCGCCCAATACATTAAGCGCATATATCCACTGCGTCGGCGACGCCATTCCGCCATCCAGGTCCGACCATGTAGAGCCGTTCCATTTGGCTATTCCACCGCATGTCACACCGCCGGCTGTTGTAAAGTTTCCACCTATATAAACATCCGCACCATTAACAAGAACCGCCCGGACGCTGCCGACAATATCTATTCCGGTCCCCATTGCCGACCACGATCCATTCCATCGAGCAATATGGTTGACGGTGACTCCGCCGGCTGTTACAAAAAAACCGCCTGCGTATAAATATGTTCCATCAACGTCCAAAGCCCGCACAGCTTGCGAAACCCCTCCGGCCATCCCGGCGCCCAGTGCGGAAAAGGTGGAACCATTCCACGCGGCAATATGGTTTGCACTGACACCATCGGCCGCGTCGAATATGCCGCCGAAAATAATATCGGAGCCGAATTTTGTAATCGCATAACAAATACACAGGCCGGATGATTTCGTCAAGCCCGCACCAAGTGCATGCCAAGTCCGATTTGTTACGTTGTATCTGACGATCCGTGAAGCGCTGATTCCCCCGATTCTGGTGAACGCCCCGCCCAAATAAATATCGTCTCCGTCAATATAAGCCGCGTTGATCCCGGCGTCTGTGCTTGAGTAATCATTCAGCGAAGCCCAGAATGAGATATCCAATTGTCCCGCGTCATGTGCGGTCGTCCATAAATCCATCAACCATTTCAAATTGCGATTTAATTTGAGTCTGTTTTCCGCGGTCAGGGAATTCAGGTTCAAAACGATGTTGGCATAACTCTCGCCGTCCCAATCAGCATCGATTGCACGAATACGATAATCTGCGGTAACACCGAAGCGATCCAGTGTGATGGTATCTCCCAGGCCGTAATCCTCGAACAGTCTGTGCCCGAAATCGTCTGACACCGCCAGGGTGATCGATGTAATCGGGTCCTTGGTCAACGTCAATTCCGCCTGCCCGAACGTCAGGGCAACCTCTGAATTTGAGGCGTATTCCGTATTCAAGAGCTTCTCGCGCCGCCGGCGGTTGGTGATCGAGGTCGCATCCGAGACATTTGTGAAGCCCGCGCCATATTTGACCGCATAGGCGTTCTTTATGTCCGTCCCAACTTCGTCGACCACCAATTCGGTGCAATTCACCCCGGTCCGCAAAAAGATCGTATTGGATAAATCCGTGCCGATACCGTTCTTGTAGGCGTTGAGCTCGAAACCGCCCGCTCCGTCCGAAGTCATCGTGAAATCGGTCCCGAGCGCGGCGATTTGTCGGACCACATCCAACAGCGACATCCCCACTGGAAATTCCAACTCCTCGCTTTCGGTCCAGGAAACCGAATCCGAATCGACTGAATCGGAAAATGAATACGACAAATTCAGCAGCGCCCCGCGCGCCTGCGCCTCCTCGATCAAGTCGATCAACGTTGCTGCCCTGGATTGCGCCGTGAAAATACGTTTTGTCCCGCCGCTGCCGTCGTCCCAAACAACAGCATCGTCCATCAATGCCATTGCCCCGCGGCCGGATATGGACATCATCCGCCCGCCGCCCTCCCCGGCATTGACATGCACGCTGCGAATGTTTTCGGCGAAAAATCCGCCGCGCACACTGCCGCGATAGCGACATTCAAGGAAGCCTGCCGATTCCACCAAGCCGGCCGAGGTCGAATCGAGCGGGATCACCACTTGTCCACTGCCCGGCTCACTGATCTCCATGTACAGGTGGCTTTTGACGGCAGGCAGCAGGCTTTCGACCGTCACCAAATCAGGATCGTATAATTTCCACTCAATCGGATCGTATATGCTCATAGGTACGGCGCGTTGAACGATATTTTAACTGTTCCGGTGGTGGTCACATCCGAGGTGATTGAAAGATCGTTGCTTCCGACCTCGATCACCATCAATGCGGCGGCGCCGGAATGAGATACGTTCCCGATTACATTTCCATCGACGCTGTGATTGGCGGTATATTCCCCACTGACTGAGGTTTGTATGGTCACCGTCTCACCAGCGTCGATTACCCCGTTATACTTTAATACACAGTCATTTTCCAAATTTGTGATCTCAGGATTGGTCAATGGGCCTGACAAAAGTATGATCGGATCGCGTTCCTGCACGGAACCCGGGTTTGTCACCACCATGGCCTTCGGACTGGCGTTGATCGTCGTTGTATTATCCGCGATCAAGTTCTTATCGCGGAAGAACGGGCTGTTCAGCGTAAATTCGACAAGAACTTTCGCAATTTTGTCGGAAAACCTTTGGATGTCCAGCGATTTATTGACGGTCGCTTGCGCATTGACCACCAGTGCGCTTTCACGCGTGCATTCCAGGGTCTTCCTGGTCATCGGTGCGAGCAGTTGGCACAGGCTGTCATAGGTATCCTCCAGGTCCTGAGCGCTCGTCCCAACCAACGCTATCCCCATCGCGATCACCCGCTCATCGAAATATTTATCCACATGCACTGTACCATGACGGAAAGGCACGGTGATATTATCGCCGCGGCGATCGGCAAAGTTGAGATAATCGTCAATCAACGTAATCTTCCCGAACGAGGCCAGGTCGGTTCCGTCGAAGGTCCAGGTGGTCATAGCGGTGATCCTACATATGACAGATGTTTTAGCAGCCGGCGGATGTCGTTCTCCGATGTCTCCGCCTTCGGATTGTTTATCGTGATCGAAATGTTCTTCGTTGTCATCGACGCCTTGTCGGCGTTCGGGATGAAGGTTCCGTTCGTATTCGGCACGAAAATTTCCGGGGCGGCCTTCGGGTTAATCACATACGCAGTGCCCGCCATGCCCGGCCCGCCCGAATCACGACTGCCGCCTTTGCGCGTCGAACGCTCTTTTTCCATCGCCTCCTGCGACACCCCCTTTGCAGCGCTCGCCTGTTTTTGATATGCCTGGGTCGTGTTTTCCACGCTCGCTCGAAGCGCCTCCTGGTGCTGGATGTTCTGGATCGTCGCATTCACGACATCCATCATTTTTTGCGCCTGATCCACCTCGGCCTGCGTCAAAATGCCCATGGTTTTGGCGATTTCGAGGGAGGCCGTATATTCGGCGTCGGTCAAACCGTCCACCGAAATCTTGGCAAGGATCATGTCATAGATCATGCGCTGCGTTTTTTCGTGCCAGGTAATTTCGAGGTCCGTAACTCCCTGGCGCGCCTCGGCAAGCGCTTCTTTCAACCCTGACATGGTTTCTGCGTCCGCCCCCTCCTTCATTGCTTCCGCCAGATTTTCCTGCGCCTCGCCCACGGCCTCCATCGCCTCAGCATGATCCCGCGCGTAATCCCTCTGAAAATCGGCGTAGGAGAGCGTGAAATCCAACATTTCCTTGTTGCGCTGCGCAACCTCCTTCATCCGTTCTGCAAGACGGTCAATCGCAGCAGTGCCAATGTCTATTCCCTCGGCGACGCCCTCGAACGAGTCGGTTACGTCTTCACCGGCTTTGGAAACATCGAAAAGGACATCCATGGATTCCTGTATAAACGGTGTTATGCCCAGGGAAAATTCCTTTAATGAAAATTCCCCTTCTTTCACCATGTCCACAAACAGGGATACAGCCTTCAGATTCGCCGTGGCCATTGCAACAATATCCCCCATCAAATCCAACAATGGCGGACCGGCTTGATAAGTCAAGGCATCCCAGGCGTCGCCCAGGTTGTCCTGTGCAATGCGTAAATCTTCCGCTGCCTGCGCCGCCTCCTCGGTCACGATCAGGCTTTTGTCCAACGCATCTGCATACTTTAGTATCCAATCGCCGCCCTTTTCCATGATGCGGCCCATGTCGGTGCCGGATTTTCCGAAGCGGTCCAACAGGAATTGGGTCCGTGCAATGCCAGGTTGTAATTTTAGATATTCATCGGACAATTTTGCCAGGCCGGAAATTGACGGATCAAAACCATCTTTTTGCGCCAATTTCATGGAAGTCGTTAGGGATTCGTACGTAACCCCCAAATCGTCGGCCACCTGGATTAATTTGGAAGCCTCCTCGGTGGTCGATCCAAGCGTGCGCGCAACATCCCGGGCCTGTAGTGCGTAGGTCTGGAATTTTCCGGCAGTCTGATCCCAGGCCATGTTACCCAGACGGACGACATCCAGGACGGTCGAATAAGCCGACCTAAATTCGGTCCACGATCCAATCGAAGAACGAGCCGCTGCAACAGAAGCCCGCGTCGCGGCAGCCTCCGCAGCCCGGCGCCTTTCCTGCATCTGATCCAGACCGCGATTGATTTTCGACAACCCGGCCGTGATGTTATCGATTAATTCCGCCTGTATTTGCAGGCGGTTGTCCGCTCCGCCTACAATCGGCATTCAACCTCCGACAAGATGCGGGCAGCGGACGGATTTTCACGCGCCCATTCCACCCAATCCTTGGAGGATTTGCGCGATTGATATGCGTGGATGATGTTCTCGGTGGCCGTCATTTCGAGATACTCGCGAAAATATAACTGCTTCCTGCCGGTAACCGCCTCGATCCCGAAGCGGTCGATCTGCATAAGTTTTTCGTACTCCGGCGAATAATGGCCTTCGCTTGCCTTACGGTAGGCGTCGGCCATCACGCGTTTGGGATGTTGATCTCGCCTATGTATATCCGTTTCAACGCGGTGAATACCAGATCGATCAACTTGTGCGTTTGCGGACGCGGAGAGAATGGAAAGGTATGCAGTGTCACACCTTCGGGGATTGCCGGAATTTCCCATTTTTCGACGCATGCCAAAACCGCGGGCAGCTTAAGCTCGTCCTCGTCGGTCAACCACCAGCGGCCATCTGCGTCTTTTTCGGGCGGACGCATTCCCGCTTCGATGACATGCGCCTGCGCGAGGGTCAGGGGGTCGGCAATCATCACCGACCCCTCGAATCCCGCAATATCCGAAACAATTTTCTGTGGCATCATATACCCTATGCCACAGTAATGGCGGTCGTGCCCCAATCCGGCACGGTCCCACCGCTGACATGCGCGATCTTCGCGGAATATGTACCTGCTGCCGGATCGACCGTGTAATCCGTTACGATCACGCAGTTATCCGCGCCGAACACCGGATCGCCCGTGGACCAGTCCGCCTGGATACCAATATAGATACCCATCGCCCGCGGCGTCAGGCCGCCATTGAGCGGCTCTAAAACCGTGTGCGATCCCGACAGATGCGAAGCCGCGGCCTGGCCGCTGGTGGAAGCCGCCTGCGCCGCGCGATTGTCGAATGGCCCGCTGATCGACAAACTGAAATTCGCCTGTCCTGAGAAAAAATTCTTGACGGCCTCCTGAATTGCGGATACATCGACCTCATCATAGGTCAGGCCGACGCTTCCGAGCGCGGACACCGGAATATCACGCAGTACCCCGCCGCTATCCTCAATTTGAAACTTCACGTATTTTCCTACAGTTCTACCAGTTGCCATTTTAGTCTCCTTTTACAAATTGTTTCGGTGAAATGAAATCACAAATGTCACCGTGGTTGCCGTCCCGAGCGCGATTTGCCAGCGCACATATCTTTTGACAGTCGCCGTTTTTGCCAATGTTACAATCCCGTGCTTCGGGGTCGAGCAGTCTATCACGCCGGAGGTCAACAGGTCTGAAAAAGACCCATCCAGATTGGTAGACGCGTCCTGCACCTTGATCGCCGCCGTCCCGTTCCCGGCGAATGCATGATACATCATCCATCCACCCTTTGTGGATTGCGCCGTTTGATCTAAGCCGGTCGCGGTATTTGCCGCTGTACGGGCCGCTTTCGAGTGCAGCAATACCCCCCAGGGCTTGGCATATTCATTGTTGCCGGAGGCCCCGCCCGATCCGCTGAACGGAATGGTAACATATACCATTTGATTATCCGGTTCGGCGGAATATCCGTTCTGCTGGAACGCCCCGGAAAAGACAGGATCGTTATCAGCCGGTGCCGCCTGGATACCGCAAGCCAGCATGATATTACGTTTCACGCCGGCGGATTTGGCGACCTCGTGCAGACCGGCGGTCGTGTTGTCGAAAAGCCCGTTCAGCGTCCCGAGCCCGATGTTGGCATTGCCGGCCAACATCCCTTTGACCGTCAGCGTAACCGCATCGTCAACCCCCTCCTCGAATGTGCAAACGAGCGGGCCAAAACTGCGGCTGTAACCGGATAGGTCATAACCGTCAACGTAGACCCGCCAGTCGATTAATCTATTCCGTCCGGTCGTCATGGGTCCTTCTCCGTTTCTCCCGCTCAGCCTTTTCCACCCTGTCGGACAGGGTGGAGTTATCGTCCTGAATCCTGATCGCTATATCGTCTGCGATGAATTTCTGCGCGACTTCGTCCGGCAGATCATAGACCAAACCGGCAACAAAGCCTTCCACGGTGTGTGTGAATTTGATTTTCAATTTTGCAACTCCTCGATCCGCAGAGCGATGTCTGCGCCAAAATATGTATCGCCCTGTAAATCCTCCTTCGGCCCAATATCGACCGGTCCCAGGACCATGTTGATCCTGCCGCTGTACGGCGACGAAACCGCCAACATTGCATTGATGATCAACACCAGCTTATCCACCAGGGCGGAATATGCGCTTGGAAAGGACGATATATCGCCCACGATGCTCCCGAGGTAGCGATAATTCAGCGTATACGATACGTTGATCGGCGCTTCCACCCCCTGTAACAGGCTTGCAAATTCGACCCCAAAATCCGTGATCCAATTTTCCGGGTTGGGAAACAGCACCCCGGGAGATGAAATCCATGTACCGACAATCTGATCCTTGTCCTTGACGGTTACGCCGCTTATCGAAATTGCGGCGATGGCATCAGCAATATAGGCGAGATACAAGGATACCGTCACGAGAATACCCGCCGTTGATAGGTCTGGATGAACGCCTGAGCCATTGCAGGAATATCACGCGGCGAAATCACCACACCGGCAGCAGTCACCCGCGCCTCGCCGGATACAGTCTGCCCGAACCTGCGACGATAGGCAGTATTGACAATCTCACAGACCGCATTCCTGGCCTCCTCCATCGGCTGCCATTGATAGACCGTCGTATTGATCAAATGTTCGGCCGCGGTCGATCCGTTATCCCCGCGTTTAATCACGGTGACGGTGTTGGTTACCACCGAAGCAACCGGGAAAAGCTCGTTGTCTATCCGCAGCACGCGCCCGGCCGCCACCGAATGGCCGGCGGACATGGTAAAAGTCAGGGTCGTCAAATCACCGATCGCAGCTCCCAGAGTGCCGGCGGAAGCCCAGGCCAGGGATGAATATTTCGGGTGGTAGCCCTCGACCGCGTTGATGTCGATCACGGCCTCATACTGCCCGTCACTGTCCGGCTCCCAGATCAGTGTTGAGGTCTGTTTGATTCGCAGCGCCCACTTCGGGCTCTCGTCGTACGGCATCAGGTGATATTCCGTCGATGCGACACTGGTCCCATCCCCGTTCAGGATTGACAAAATCTCCAAAACATCAGTAAAGAACAGTATGATCCGTCCATCCGGCGCGTCATATTGCCTGGTCAGGATCGACGGATAAAACGCCCTGCCCGTTTTTGCGTCCAGGAATCGGGATGCCGCCTCGAGCAATTGCTCGATCACACCGTCATCGGTTGCATCCGTGGATGGCGTTCCCCCGCGTGCGGTAAAAAAGTTTTTGAATTCGGCAAGCGTCGCATAAACATTTCGCGTGGTCATCGAGCTGCCTCCATCAGAACCTTCCCGCCAGCCCGCGCCTTGTCGTCATACAGGCGGATATATCGGATATTCTCCTGATACACGCCCAGGAGCACCCCGACCTCCTCGGACAACCTGCCGAAAGCGTCGATCAAAACAGATAATTGACCGGCCGCGTTTTCATTGTTGGTCTGTCGCCACACGTTCCACACATACTCGACCTGGCCCAGGGCGGAATACATCGCGGCCCGTTTCACCTCGCCGTTTCTTTGTGCGCTTGCGGCGGAAAATTCAAAGCCGCCCCGGTCCGCGTACCTTTCCCCGAATTTTTCGTAACGTTCGGCCTCCGTCAAGGCACCGGCCGCTTCGCCGCACTTCATGATTGCTTCTTGATAGTCCGTACCGATCAGCCGCTTGACCGTATCGTAATCTTTTCCAGACAGTGCCCGTTCAATGGCCTTGCGGACGTTTTTCGCGTGTTTATTTGCCGCGTTCCATTCGGCATCCAACAACTGTATTCGCTCTGCGAAATATTCAACGCCAAAGGCATAATTTCCCTCGTAACCGTACAGCGGCACATCAAACAGGTTGTTTTCGACGTGCAAAATTTCCGAGTCTACATTACCCGGCCCGAGATGTCCCATCAAAAAACCAAGCCAGAACGCGTATCCCTTGGCCTGATATTCGTATTCAGTGGCGGATAACTCGATTCCGAATACGCGCACCTCTTGATATCCATCCAGGATGGCCAGCGCCGCCATGTAAGCGAAGGTCGTCGGGAACATTTTGACCCCGCACAACCGGATCGCGTCCTCAATCGGATAACGTACGCTGCTTGGAACGCGTGGATCGATCTCTTGCATGTAGATCGGCTTATCGTGCCGCCGCTGCAACCACTGCCAATGATTCGCGTCCTTTGTGTTATGGCCGGAATAAATCTCGGGTTCGTGCATTTGAAATACCGCCGTCCAGCGGCGGCACCAAGCGGAGTTTCCCGCCTCGTTGAATACCCAGATGTCGAACGATGGATCATCGAACGGCGCGTTTCCGCGCGTCAACGGACCGGATCCCACAATTGCAAGTTTTTTCACGGGATTTTTCCTGCCGGGAGGATTATCACACCCTCCCGGCAAAAAGTTGAGTCGATCAGATTACGTAGCCGATTTGTGCGTGGTCTGCGGATAGGCCGGCTCCAGTACAGCTTCAGCTGCAACTAGAGTAGCCGTTCCGCCGGCGTCCGGGGTGATCACCACACGGACATGACTGGCATCCGCCAGCGCCCCATCCAGGGCAGCCGGATCGATGTCGATCGCCAGGATTTTGTTGTCATCGGTGGTGGCAATCGATACACCGCTGGCGGTCGCCGAGGTGAGCGTCCCCCAGGTATTCGCGCCCACGGCACCGGAGAGACGGTATTTGAATGCGATCGCAACTTCCGAGCCGGAGGCCGCGGCAGTTGCCGCTTCCACCGTGACGGTGATCGCCTGATCCGCCGAAGTGGCCGTAATGCTGCCGAAAAACACCTTGAAAACCGTGTGCAGGACATTCTTCATGCTAACAAACGGCGTCGCCGTGGCGGTCGAACCGATGTCCTGCGGCCCCAGGAGCGGGACCACATTTTCGCCGAACATGTATCGAGAATCTTTCATGATGGTCTACTCCTTTACGTGGCTGAGCCAAGAACAACGTACGGGCTGTGCGTAGCCGTACCCTTATAGGGTGTCAAGGGCGAGGCGACCGATGACTTGCCGTCTGCGCGATAGATGAACCGCAGCACTTCCTGATCGGTCAAAAATTCGACGTGCATTGAGGTGGCATAATCCACGCCGCCCTTTTCCCACAGCAGATACTGCGACATATCGGCCAGCATGATATCGCCGGTTGTGTTCAGCGCCGCGTTGAACTCGGTTTCCACCACCGGACGGCCATACAGGGTTCGCACACCATCTGGGCGATACCCGGCGTACGGGAACAAAACCGCTGTGGAACCGACCGCAAAAAGCTTGTCGAGCTGCGGAGCGCATTCGCTGTTGACATACCACTTCGCGTTAGCCTTGGAACGCAGAAGAAGCCTCTGCCACATGGCGGAAATATCGGTTCCGAGAATCGCAGAACCGGTATCCCGGGTTACAGTGATCAACGCGCCGCTGTTCATCACACCCTGCGGCCCGGAAACACCCAGGCCGTTCATGATGTCGTCATTCAACATGAACGATATTTCCTCGCGGCACGCCTGCTGAACGATGGCATTGAACTGCGACGCATCCTTCAAGAGCTCATTGGTGTCGTACACCAGACAGCCATACTTTTTCAACTCCCATTGGATGCGCCGAAAAGCCGGCTTGCTTTTGGTCAAGGTATCGCCCTCAGCCAAACGATACCCGCGAATGCCGCCCCAACGCGAACCGGTGGCGCGCGAGGTCTCGTCGATGCCGTTGATCCAACCACTGTTGCTGTTGTTCCCGACCGGCAGTTTCTTCGCGTCGGCCGAGAATACACCCTCTTCG